GAACTGATCTCGCCAAGCGCGGCTGGCGGGCCGTGCCGCGGTCGCGGCATCCGACGATGATGCCGACCGATTGGACTGGCGGCGATTACATCATCCGCGGCGGCATGATCCTGATGGAGATCCCCAAGGCGATCGCCGACAAGATTCGGGAAGACGACCGCCGGAAAGCGGCTGGCGTCATCCAGGCCAAGGAGCAGCAGCTTAGCGGACGGCCGGCCGACCGGCCGCAATCGTTCCCGCGCCGCGGCTCTACGGCGCGCGAGTTTGGGCCCATCCTGGGCCCCGGCGAGACTGCCTATCGACAGTGAGGCTACAGCAAGAGGCTTTACAGCCTCTTGCTGTTGTGCCTTAGTGCGCAACTGAAATAGGCTCCTCCCCGGTGTGAGGAGCGTTTTCGGCACCAGATCGCCCCCGGCGGGTGAGGACGGAGCCTCCGCAAGGAGCGGTCTGTCCTATGGCGAACACCAACATGCCGTTCGGTTTTCGGCGCTATGCAGGGTCGTCGGGCGGTGTTTCATCCGCCCAGATGACTGAGCGGCGTATCGCATCCGGCAACGGCACCGCCATCTATTATGGCGATCCGGTGATGCCGGTCATCGGTGCGGCGACTGGCTACATCACGCAGGGAGCCGCGGCGACGACAGTGCTCGCCGGCATTTTCGCTGGCTGCGAGTACCTGTCCACTACCTTCCAGCGTAAGGTGTGGAACAACTTTTGGCCGGGCAGCGGCGCTAGCGACGACGTCAAGGCTCTCGTCGACGACGACCCGAACGCCCAGTTCAAGGTCATGGGCAATGGGACCACGTTCAACATCAGTGGCACCTTGTCAGCCTGGACGACGTCCCCGGTCGGCCAATACGCGCAGTTCGCGATCGGCACCGGCAACGTGACGACGCACATTTCGGGCGCCTACCTCGATACGCTGGCGACCACGATCACCTTTCCGTTCATCGTGACGGGCCTGATTACAGACCCGCCGGGATCCAATGGATCTGATCCGACAACGGCCTACAACCACGTCGTGGTTGGCTTCAACAACGAGTGGATGCGCACCAACGGTGCCGGTCCGCTCGGCATCAGCTGAGGAGCAGCGACCATGGCCGTCAATCTTTCGTCCATTCGCGACCTGCTCCTGCCGGGCCTGCGCGGCATCACGGGCAAGTACGAGCAGATCCCGGCTCAGTACGACAAGGTCTATACCAAGCACGTCAGCTCGATGGCGCTCGAGCGGACCGCCGAGATGCGCTACCTGGGCCTTGCCCAGCTCAAGACCGAAGGCGGCCAGACTGCTTTCGACAACAACGCTGGCGAGCGCTACGTCTACAACCAGGACCATGTCGAGATCGCGGTGGGCTACGCGATGACCCGCAAGTCGATCGACGACAACCTCTACAAGTCGCAGTTCCATCCGTCGAATCTGGGCTTGCTCGAAAGCTTCCAGCAGACCAAGGAGATCTACGGCGCGAACCTCCTGAACACCGCCACAGTCTACAATGCCAACATCGGTGGCGATGGTGTCAGCCTGTGCAACTCCTTGCACCCGATCGACGGTGGCACCTACGCCAACCGCCCCGCGATCGATGTCGATCTCAATGAATCATCGCTGCTCAATGGGATGATCGGCATTCGCACCGGTTTCCGCGATCAGGCGAACCTCCGCATGTTTGCCCGCGCGCGCAAGCTGATCGTGCCGCCGCAGCTCGAACCGGTGGCAATCCGCCTGCTCAAGACCGAGCTGCGGCCCGGCACTGCGAACAACGACGTCAACGCAATCCTCACGACCAGCGGCGGCCTGCCGGAAGGCTGGCTCACGCTCGACTTCCTGACCTCGCTGTTTGCGTGGTTCCTGCTGACGAACGTCGAGGGGCTCTCCTACATGGAGCGCATCAAGTTCGAGACCGACATGCAGGTCGATTTCCTGACCGACAACTTGCTGGTCAAGGGCTACGAGCGTTATTCCTTCGGGTACTACAACCCCCGCGCCATCTGGGGCTCTTTCCCCATCAGCTGAGGAGCGACCCGGATGGGTATCACGAACCTCGACGGTCTGGAAGTGGCGGGCGTGCCGACCATGGGCATGTCCGGCCTGCCGCTGACCAACGGCAATGTGTTCTTCGTCGACCCGGTCAGTGGCAATGACGGCAACACGGGCGCTGCCGACAGCCCGCTGGCGACGCTCTACATTGCCCACTACAAGTGCACCGCGGGCAACAACGACGTGGTCGTGCTGGTCGGCAATGGCGCTGCGTCGGGCACGGCGCGGCTTTCGCTCGCCAATGCGCGGGTTGCCGACCCCGCAGCGACAGCGGGCACGCTCAATTGGACCAAGGATGCCACCCATCTGGTCGGCATGTGCTCGCCTACCAGAGTAGGCCAGCGTGCTCGCTTGGCGCCGCCGACCGGCACCTACACGATGGCGACGTTTGGCAGCGGCAATTTCGTGGTCGTGAGCGGCGCGGGCTGCATTTTCGCCAACCTGTCGGTCTTCGCCGGTTTTTCGACTGGCGGCGTGAACTGCATTGCCTGGACCGACAATGGCCAGCGCAACTACTACAGCAACGTCAACTTCTTCGGTGCTGCCGATGCCGCCTCGGCCGCCAATACCGGTTCGCGTTCGCTCAAGGTCGGGTCGGCTGGCGGCGGCGAGCATACGTTCGTCGGTTGCACCATCGGCGGTGACACCGTCACGCGTTCGGTTGCCAATGCGTCGCTCGAGTTTGCCGGCGCCACGCCGCGCAACACGTTCATTGACTGCCTGTTTCCTGTGTATGCCTCGAATGCCGGCGTGCTCAGCATCCTGGGCACTGGTGCCGGCTGCATGGATCGCTGGCAGTATTTCAAGATGTGCAAGTTCATCAATGGCATGGGCTCGGGCGCGACGGCGCAGACCGTGATCGCGTCCATGACCAGCGCTTCGCCGGGCGGCCTCCTGTTCATGGACAGGTGCTCGCTGATCGGCGATGCCAACACCAACTGGGGCGATACCAATGCCCTGACTGTGATGTATGTCGACGGCGGCAGCCCGACGGCTGGCACCAACGGCATTGCCGTCAAACCGACCTGATGAGGTGACATGATGCGCAAGCACAAGGCGGAAGGCGGCGAGGCCGATTTCGGCAAGCCGCGCGATGATGCCAAGGCCGACCTGGCTGACAAGCCGCCCGTCTACGCCGGTCGCGAAGGCAAGGTCGACAACGAAGCCGAAGAGAAGAAGCACGGCGGCAAGGCGCGCCGCAAGCGCAAGAGCGGCGGCGTCGCCAAGCATCATGAGAGCGACGAGCCGATGAAGCATGCCAAGCATCTGGGCCCGGTCAGCGGCAAGGCGCACGCTCATGGCGGGCGCGCGGCCCGCCAGTCCGGCGGTCGCGCAGGCTCGAATTTCAGCCCGTTCTCGTCGGCTCGCGCCGGTACGCCGCCGCGTGGCCATAAGGTCACCGAAATCGATTGAGCTGGAAACAGCCCTGGGAAAAGGGCGTGACTTGACCCGAGCGATACGGGCGCGCCTGAAGGATTTGTGAATGCGCCCGATCATCGTATCCGCCGGACCTCTTGCCGCAGACGACCCCGAAGCGATTTTCGAGTCAGCGGTCATTGGCAGCGCAGGCCCGCTCACGCTGGATGGCGACACCGTAGTCGATGGTGTGGCGCATCTCGATGTGGCGCGGCAGGTGCTGTTCACGTTTGCAGCTGACGAGACAGGCACGGATTTCACCGTCACAGGGACCAACTGGTCTGGCGCTGCGATCAGCGAGGTGGTGGCGGGCGAGACGCCCGGCACCGCTCCTACCACGCTCGACTATCTGACGGTGACAGGCGTGACCGCGTCGGCCGCATCTGCCGGCGATGTGTCAATCGGCACCAGCCTGGAGGCCGGCTCACCGTGGGTGCGCCTGGATGACTGGGCGCCGGCCAACATATCGATCCAGATCACGGTCGCCGCGGGCGGCATTGGCGAGTACACGCTGCAATCGACGCTCGACGATCCCAACGATCCGACCAACCCGGTTGCACCTGCCGATGTCGCGTGGATCAACAGCTCGGATACGGCTGTCGTGGGCGTCGATGCGTCGGCGCAGACCAACTATCTCTTTGCGCCGCGCTATGTCCGCGTGTTGTTCACCGGCATGGTTGAAGGCGCGGGCGCCGTGACGATGACCGTCCTCCAGAGCTCGAACGGACCGTGAGCGCTGCATGGCGACATCGGGCACCTACGATTTCAATCCGTCGCTGGGCGAGATCGTGCTCTATGCGTATCACCTGCTGGGCACGCGTTCGACGGCTCTGACACAGGAGCACATGTTCGACGCGCGCATGGCAGCGAACCTGCTGGTGCTCGACTGGACCAACGAAGGCGTCAACCTGTGGAAAGTCGATCTTGTCACCGTGCCGTTCGTGCAGGGACAGCCGACCTACAGCGTTCCGCCGGAGACGGCGCTCGTTCTCGACGTCTACATCACCCAGACCAACTCGGCCGGTGTGAACATTGATCGCGTCGTGCTGCCGGTGAGCCGCAGCGAATACGCAAGCTATCCCAACAAGCTGCAGCAGGGTGCGCCGACGGTGTGGTGGTTCGACCGGCTCATATCGCCGACCATCACCTTCTGGCCGGCTCCGGACGGCGTGACGGCGCAGCAATTCAGCTACTACCGTGTGTCGCGCATCCAGGACGGCGTGCTGGCTGGCGGCGCCACAATGGACATCGTCAACCGCTTCATTCCGGCATTCGTCGACGGCATGGCGTTCCAGCTCAGCCGCTCGTGGGCGCCGTCCCGGATGATCGACCTCAAGATGCAGGCAGCGGAGACGCTCACCAAGGCGAAGGGCCAGGACGTCGAGCGCGGCAACGTCTATATCGGCCCGATGCTTTCGGGCTACTATAGGAATTGACGATGGCCTACGCATCCCGAGCCGGCCGTGCCCGTGCTAGCGCGACGCGTCCGCGGGCGTTCGCCGTCTGCGATCGTTGCGGCATGTGGTACAATCACGACCGCCTGCGTTGGCAATTCGATTGGCGCGGCACGGCCATCCAGAACCTGCGCATCCTGGTATGCCGTCGTTGCTACGACCAGCCACAGGCCCAGTTGCGTGCCATCGTCCTGCCGGCCGATCCGATCCCGGTGCAGAATCCTCGCATCGAAGCGTTCGAGGAGGATGAGGCATGAGCAAGATGCAGGTCAGCGGCCAGAACAGTGTCGATCCGATAACCGGCATTCCGGTGATCCAAGGCGCTATCCTGGTGACCCAGGACGGCTTGGTCCTGGTGACACAGACCACAGGCGAGCCGCCGGGCGGCATCAACACAGAGCCGGGCACCGACCCTGTCGCTGAGAGTGCGCCGGGCTTGAGTGCGCCACGTTTGCCTTATGGTTTTGCTGCCGTGCCTAAGACAGGGCCGCTCTGACATGGCCGGCGCTGTTGTCCAGTTCCCCAACCTGCCTGCCAGCACGGCGCTAAGCGGCGCGGAGATTTTTGCTATCGTCCAGGGGAGTGTGTCGCGGCGCACATCCCTGGACGACATTGTAGCATTCGTGCGCCTGCAGCTTGCGCCGCAGCCCTTCTTGGTCTTCCTCGGCACCGGCGATCCTGAGCAGGATACGCCGCGGCTGCAAACCGCAGTGGACACGGCGGCTGCGACAGGCCAGTTGTTGATCCTGACCGGCACGATCGCGCTCAAGATCCCCCAGGCGACATCGTGGCTATGGTGCCAGATGCGGCCTATCCATGTCTGCATCCAGCTCCGGAGCAACCTGACCGTCATGGGGATGGGCGCGCGGATCGTCGTCCAGAATCCGCAATTCTCCATTGCCAACTCGGAGAAGGTCTTCCTCTTCGGGACCGGCTTTAACACCGATATTGGCGCGGTCCAGAATATCAAGTTCACGAACCTGCTGTTCGATTTCAGCAATGAGCTTGTTCCTACCAAACTGCTTCATTCCGAAATCTATGCCTTCGGGCTGAGTGGTGTGCGCAACTTCGTCGAGGACGGGATCACGATGATCACGTCGCCGCGGATGTCGGCTGTCACGATCACTTCCGGCGCCACGACCACGATCAACTGGCCGCAGCACAATGTGCTGGGCGGTGTGAGCCTCTGCTGGTTCACCGGCAACCTGCCGATAGGTATGGTGGAGAATACGATCTACTATGTCCGGTCGACGCCTACCCCTGATGCGTTCGTGATCAAGACCGCAGGTACGCCGAGGCCGGTGGTGAACGTCGTGACCAGCGGCGCGTCCTCGGACGTGGTGGGCTATGTCCTGACGATCCGTGGCCGCCACATGCTCGCGGAGAACTGCGAGCATGTCAGCGCTGTGAACATGTTCTGGCAATTCACGCTCCAGGGTGCCTATTTCCACTATGTCACCGACATTCAGTGGGACAATTGGAAGATGTTCTACGGAACGGAGCCCGTTGACATCAACGGTCCGTGCCGCCGGCTCAATCTGTCGAACTTCCAAGTCGATACGCTCTTCAATGAGTGCCTGGTTCTGGACTGCTCGACCGTGCACAACGCGACGGTCAACGGACTTCAGATCAACAACGCAGCCATGGCCCACCAGTGGTACAACAAATGGCACAACTGGACGTTCGATTCCTTCACGAGCACATTGGCGACCGGATACGAAGTCTGGAATCAGTGGGTGCTATCGCGTGATGTGACGATCAGCACGGCAAGCCCGGCCATATTCACGACCCCCGAGCACGATCTGACATTGGGCGATCTCATGTTCCTGCAAACCGCCGGTCAGGATGGCGTTCTGCCGGAAGGTGTCGTCTCCTTCCTGGGCTACAGTGTTCTTTCCATCCCGACGCCAAATACTTTTACCCTGGAGAACAAGTCCGTCGTGACCATCACGATCGCCACGCCGGGCGTCGTCACATGGAGCGACCATAATCTTCAGGCTGACTGGGAGGTGACGTTCACGACCACGGGCGCGCTTCCGACAGGGCTCACGGCCGGTACCACCTACTACGCCCTCCCGATCGATGGCGACACGTTGAATGTGGCGCTCACGCCGGGCGGACTGCCCATCGATACCAGCGGCACGCAGAGCGGAGTGCATACGGGGCACCATACTGTCTTCTCTACCGGGCTAGTGCCGCCTGGCACCGTGCCGCCGCAGGATTTCCTTGGCGATCCCATCTGGCAATGGCTGACCAATGCGGCTCAGACTGCCGTGGTAGACATCAACAAGGATGTCACCGTCACCAATGTCGTTGGAACCAACATGATCGCCGGGCCGGAGCATCGTGTCGTCCAGATATCCCAGGACCGCAACGCATCGAGCGGCGCAGCACGTTCCTCATGGCGGCAGGATTCGCCTATTCAGTGCCAGGATTTCGTGGTCACCAACCATGTCATCCAGGGAGGCGATCCCTTCTATGTCGCCGAGGCAGATGGGATTGTGCTGGAGGATATCACCTTGGTCGATACTGTGCCGTTCTTCGGGTCCGCTACCGGGCTGTTGGCGCGTACGGCCGCTTTCGGCGTCACGCTATCCCTCTCTGATCCCGTGGCGCGGGCCGGCAGCAAGCTGCGAAATATCCGGGTGAACAACATCACGGTCCGAAACAGCGCCGGCCCGGCGGTCTGGATCACCGCACCGTCGGGGATGTCGTCCATCGGCAACATCATCGTGGAAGGCTTCGATGATACGCTGATTGCCCCGACCTTTGGTTTCCGGCTGGATCGGTTGACGTTGAAGGATGGCTACACTCTTCTCGGGAATGTGAGCGTCGGAGGCTGCCTCGCGGCAAATTCCTTCGACATGAGCATCCAGCGCTCGTCCGGGGATAGCGCCAACAACGTCATTTCTTTCACCGGGAAGTACCGGCTCTTCAGCACATCGTCCGGGATCGGTCACTTCGATTGCGGACTGCTTGGCACCTTGGTCGATGGGCGGCAGTCGTACTACATCCCGGCGATCGATACGGCGGTCACGGCGAGTTCCACCTACCTCATCCAATTCAGCGCGCAGGATGCGGCCCGGCTGGTATGCGCTTCAGTGGTGACGCTGACCGACATTCCCGACACCTCCCCGAACTTCTCGCAGTTGCGCTTGTTCCGCGGCGTCCAGAACTCGGCTCCGGTGCAGGTAACGAGCGGTCAGATGAATATCGGCGGAACGGCGTTGCAGGACAATTCCGAGACCAACATCAACTTCACACGGGACACGACTTGCGACTTCCCGTCCGGGGACTCTTTCTACCTCGCGCTGGACGCCTCGGGGGCGGGGTCTGCGGTTCCGCAACTGCTCTTCCGGTATCTGCTCGTGCCATACCGCACAATTTAATGCTCTCAACTATGCGAATTTAATACGCAGCGGCGAGGCAAATAGGTTGTAATAAAGAGGAAAGGTCTGGGCGTGACAGTTCTCATGGAAAAGACCGACCCGGACGTGATGCTGGTAAATGCCCGCGTGACAGCGCTGTCCATCGAGGCCGCCCTGGCTGCGCAAGATGCCGAGGATGTCGCATGGTTGCACCGTATGGGACCCCCACCTTCTGATGACGGGCTAGGCAGTGACTATTCCGGGGTGCGCGCTCACATGCACCTTGAATTGCATCTGCGCGAATATCGGGAGTGGCGCGCCGAGATACGTGCCAGCCTTGGCGCGCTGAATGGCCATATCAGCGCCTTGCAGCAGTCGATCGACCATCGCAACACCGAGATGCAGAAGGCTCTGGAGAGTCGTTTGGCAGAGGATAGGGCGGAAACGAATCAGCGCCTGAGCTCGCTGAGCAGCCGCATGTGGACAGGGTTGTGCGCGTTCATCGGCACGCTCCTGATGATCGCCGGGTATCTATATGACAAAGGAAAGTTCCATTGAAGCCTGACATCTTCCTGCACGACATTGTTGATCCCTCCCTGAAATGGCTGACCAGCGTGTCCGGCACGCCATCTGCCGACAATGCTCGTGTGCTCGTGATGGCCATTGCTGGGCAGGAGAGCCATTGGGAGCATCGCCGGCAAATCGGCGGACCGGCCCGCTCCTACTGGCAGTTCGAGAAGGGCGGAGGCGTCGCTGGCCTGTTCCGGGTGACGCCCAGCCAACTCCGGGCCGTGTGCGAAACCTTGGATATCCCATACGACCAGGCGACCGTATTCGAGGCGATGGCGTGGAACGATACCTTGGCGTGCTGCATGGCTCGCCTGCTGCTGTGGTCCGATCCCCGCGCGCTGCCGCCTGTCGGAAACAAGGAAGCCGGATGGCAGTACTATTTGGCCAACTGGCGCCCAGGCGCGCCGCACCCCGAGGCATGGCCGACGGTCTACGATCAATCTCTTGCCGCCATGAGAGCGCTATGAACCCGAAGATGCAGCGATTCATCTACATCGGTCTGCTGACGATCAGCGGCCCCGCCTTCAGCCTGTTGTCGCGCAAGCTGCACCTGACACCCGAGGATGCCAAAGACTACCTCGATATCTTGCAGGTCATCACGCCGCTGGTCGGTGGGGCTTGGGGCGTCGCCGAGACGACCAACAACAGCTTGGTGAAAGCGGCCGAGAACGTGCCGGGCGTCGCTACGGTGGTGATCAAGGATACGGCTAACGGCGCGCTCGGGGACTTGGCTCAGTCCGAGGCCCATCCGAACATCGTCACTGAGACCCAGAACGAGGCAGATGCCAAGCTGGGGTCCAAGGTATTATAGGGTGCAGCCATGGCGAGCGGTCTTTCCCTTCCAGGCGACGGCCTCACGGTCACTAGCAGCGGCGGTGGTGGTGGGGGCGGCAGTCCGACCGGTCCGGCCGGCGGCGATCTCGACGGCACGTATCCCAACCCCGATGTCGTCGGCATCAACGGTCAGGACGTCACAGGCCTGACTTTTCCGGCGACGGGTACGCTTGCGACCCTGGCGGGCATCGAAGCCCTGTCCGGCAAGACGTACAACGGCAATACCTGGACCGCCGGCACCGGCACGCTGACGCTGGGCGCCGGCAAGACCCTGACGTCCAGCAATACGCTCACCCTCACGGCCACGGACGGCAGCACCTTGGCGATCGGCGCCGGCGGCACCTTGGGATCGAACGCGTATACATCGACGGCCTACGCACCATTGGCCAGCCCGGCACTTACGGGCGCTGTCGGCATAACCGGCGGGACGGTCACGGCCAACACT